AGTAGTTACTTCAGTTGTTCCAGTAATATCAGCAACGATACCTACTGAATTGTCTGAAATCGTTGTCTTGATACCAGCAGTACCAGCAAAAGTCAGAGTTCCACCAGTCGAGAAGGAATCCGTATTTGGAGTTCCTTGGTTGTCGCTAATAGTGAACGTACCTGATGGAATTGCTGCCCATGAAGTAACGCCTGAACCGTCTGTTTTCAGATACTGGTCGGCATCGCCATCGTTGACAGGAAGAGTAAGTGTGTAATCAGCAGCAAGTGTATCTGGCGCCTTTACAGTTACTTTGTTGGAACCATTGTTTGTTCCTTCAGCAAAAGTTGCTTTGCCACCAACTGTTGTTGTTGCATCGATAAGACGAGCATCAATCTTGTCTGTGAAATACTTACCACCGACAGCATGAATTGCGGCAGATGCGCCTTCAACAGATTCGATGTATAGTTTTGCACCAACGCCATTATTGCTGGCGTCTTCGGCATATGCCATTTCGCCTTCTAGGAGAGCAGCCGTGGTTGGAGCGGTAGATCCAGAACTTCTTTTAATTTGAATAATTGTAGACATATTGTCAGTTTCCTTCTTTGGTTGTTTTTAGTGTTTAAAATGTTCCGCCGTCTATAATACCCAAATTCAAATCCAAGGCAGGATCTACTGCTTCCCACTTGTTAGTGGCATCATTATATGCTAGGGTCCATCCATCCTGTACTGCGTCCGTATCAACATCACTTAGCGTTTCTAGTGTGACGGTTTTCTTACTAACTATACTTGTATTTATAGTATTCGAAAGTCCTACTGTTACTTTAGGTGTAGATTTATTACCAACTGAGACGTTTATTGTCATCTTGTCACCTCTGGGTTTATTACAACAATTCCTTCTAGAACGCGAATTGTTTCTTCATCGCTTTCAATTTCAATATCATACACATATCGACCAGATTTAATTGCAGTTGTTTGATCTGCAGTCAACGAAATTGTTAGGATTCCATCTACAGGAGTTGTCTTTTCTGTTGTAAAATTTATCGCGGTAGCACTTTGGTATGACTTACGCATCTGTGATGTAACAGTATAATCTGTTAAATCCTTGCCGTCGCCATATTGATCTGACACAGTTATCGCTAAAGAAAACGTGGTTCCTTGATCAATATACAGATTTTGAATTGCAGCCATGGAGAACCCTTATAAATTATTCTATATTATTTATAAAACCGAGAACGTTATGAAAACAATAGTGACACTTAAATATGGCACAAAATATTCATCCGACGATGTAAATAAAATCGTTGAAGCGACTGGTCGTAAGTACATCTATTTATGCTTCACAGATGATCCAACTGGACTTGATCCTATTATTATTTCTTGTCCTCTACCAGATGACATCGAGGGTCACTGGTATAAAGTTTGGTTGTTCAGTCAAGATTTGGGCGATGTTCTTTACCTAGATCTGGATATTCGTATTCAAAAAAATATTGATCATTTGTGGAAATACCTTGACAAAGTTCCAACAATAGTGTATACTTACTGGAAGAATAAAGAATTCCCAGATTATGTTGGCGAAACCCATGACATGCGTTACTTGAGCAATTACAACTCAAGTGTTATGATGTGGAAAGATGGAACTGCCAAACATATATGGGATCACTTCAACACCAACCCTGAGTATTTTATGTTAAAATATTTCGGAGATGATAGGTTTTTATGGCATGAAGATTTTAGATTCAATTACTTTCCATCAAGTGATGTTTACTCCTTTGTATATGGAGCAGATTATTATGGCGGCGATAATGATTCATTTGTGTATCGCCCAGAATTTACAATAGCATTGTTAAATGGATTAGATCAGTTTCCTGGAGCAGATAAAAAGTATGATGAACTTCGTATGCATTAAGTGGGGTGATAAGTACCCCGCGAAATATGTGAACAATTTATATAATATGGTGAGAAAGAATTTTGCTCGGAACCCAACTTCCTACACATTCACTTGCTTTACAGATGACGCCGAGGATGTTGATTGTGATACTGCGCCCATTCCAGACGATGGTATTCTACACCCAAAATATTGGTTTGGGAAAGAAACTTTCTGCTTTGACCGAGCAAAGTTCTTAGTATTTAATTCACACAACTGGCTTGGTTATACTGGGAACTGGTGTTACTTTGACCTTGATGTGGTAATACAAGAGGATATAACAGAGGTAATTAACTTATCCGAAAAACCAAGAATAATTAACTGTCGGTGGCAACCTCCTCAACAAAAACACGATAGATTGTTTATAGACATTAGAGGAACTTTCTATAATTCGAGCATGATGTTATGGCCTAATATTTCTTGTGAGCACATCTACAAAGATGTTATGCAGAATTCTGAATCTGTTTTCAAAACGTTTTTTAAAGGAAGTGATAATTACCATTACTGGAGACAGAGGGATTTCTGGAATGATATTCCAGGTGGATGGATCTATTCGTGGAATCGTGGTAAACATCATCCCAACGATGTCGAACGTTTTAAGTTTCGTAAAGATGCCAAGATCTGCCTATTTAATACTGACAACGTTCCACATCCATCAGCAAAAGAACAGATCGAATTATCTGAATGCCAACATGAAGACATTATTAGATTGTGGAATTGCTGATGAGAGTTAATTATGTCTGTTGTAAATGGGGAACAAAGTATTCCACTGAGTTTGTTAACCGTCTTTATCGGATGGCAAAGAAGCACACACCAGATAACTTTGAGTTTCATTTCTATTGCTATACGGATAACAGTGAGGGATTTGAAGACGAGATTAAAGTAATCGACTTCCCAGATATCCCTGACATCCATCCGAAATACTGGTTTGGATCTGAGGATTTTAAATACGGTATGGCACGTTGTTGGGACAGACCAAAGACGTTTATCTTCAATACACACAATTTCGCAGACGATAAACCTACTGGAAGATTTGTCTTTTTCGACCTTGATGTTATCATACAAAATGATTTATCACCAATCATCACATATGATTTAGAGAATCCTACCAAGTTACGTTCGTGGTGGCAAGATCCACGACCGATGAAGTCTCGTAACTTCAAACTCTCTCATGGTGCATATACCAATGGTAGTTGTATGGTGTGGTCAGATGATCAGACGGAGTGTATCTGGCAGGACGTTTTAGAAAATCAAGAGCGCATTTGGTTTACATTTACAGACGGAACAGATAACTATCACAGTTGGCGATGGGGAGATTTCAGCAATACACCTCTGTGGAAACATTTCCCAAGCACCTTTGCATATTCATATAACAGAGGCAGAGATTGGGCACAGTGCGATTTGCAAGTAGGCATATATAGAAAGGATTGTATCCTTTGTGTGTTTAATGTTGACTTGCTACCGTTTCAGGATAACAGCAGAGGTAAAGTGAAACAGGAGTCACTAGTTGATCCTGATCTTTTAGAGCATTGGAGTGTTTGATGATTAACATTTACACGGTGAAGTGGGGATTTAAGTATGAACCAGAACACGTTAATCGTGTGTTCGAACAATGTAAAAAACATATTACATCAGAATTTAAATTTTTTTGCCTTACAGAACATTCTGGTAGACTTAACCCAGAGATTAATGTTATACCATTACCCGAAGATAACTACTACGAGAAATGGTGGAACAAATTATACTTGTTCGATAAACAAGTTGTTCAGCAACAGGGTGAGAAATTATTTCTAGATCTAGATATTGAGATTCAAAATAATATCGATTGTATTGTAGATAATGATCCAGAAGATGGTTTAACTTTTATTCGAACCCACTGGCACAATATCAAAAAAATGAAAACAGATACCAAAGACATTCCACATAAATACACGGATTTAAATTCCAGTGTTCTAAGGTGGAATGATAAACTAGATGTCAATAAAATTACAAAGTTTGTCAAAGATTATCCTGACCAGATGTTTTATTATTATCGTGGTCTTGACAATATGTTTGGTCATCAAAGAGAACGTCTTCTAAAGATCAACTATTTCCCAGATGGTTGGGTGTATAGTTATAACTATGGATATATGTGGCCGATTGATACCAAAGAACAAGTTATCCGACTCGAACCACTAATTTGCTTATATGATTCTATGGAAAGACCACAAGATGTTAAACTATAATTACTTAAACAACTATCGAAATTGGGGTGAAGGGCTTGATAAGATCGCCCACGAGATGCCTTGGAAACATGAGGATTTTCGGAAATCTCTCAATCCAAATACAATGGACGCATCGATTTGGTTGGTTGAAAATCTACAGAGACTTACTGGAGTTCCCAAGAAGTTGGATATTACCATTTTAAATTCTTGGTTAGGATTTCCACTTGTTCCATTGCTCTGCGAAAATCTAGATATACAGAAAATTAACTTGATTGATATTGATAACGACGCACTAGAACTTTCTAAAGTGTTCAATCGATATTATTCATCATCAGGTATTGAACTCAATCATCTAAACTGGGATGTTCCATTTGCATACCATGATATTAATGCAATAGAAACCGATGTGGTGATTTCTATCTGCTGCGAAACAATGTATCCTCTGAAGAATATGACTACAGCAAATCCTGATTGTATTTTTGCGTGTCAATCGTCAAATGTTTTTAAAGAGATGTATGGAATAAATTGCGTTCCAACAATTGAAGAGCATATTGAGAATGTTGGAGTTACTGATGTTTTTTATCAGGGTTCAATTAAACAATCATACTATAGTTGGGATGGTAAGGTTGAGTTTGATCGCTTCATGGTAATAGGATCTAAGTAAATGATGTTCGGTAAAAATACAGATATTGTCAAATTGACTGCTAACTGGATCCCAGAAAATTCTCTGGGAGCAGAGATCGGAGTTTGGCGAGGAAGATCTTCACAAGTTTTGTTAACAAAGGCAAAACATCTCCACATGATTGATCCGTGGGATATTTCTGTTTATGAAAATACTACCGATTGGTTGAACTTGGGTTACGAAGGAATTCTACAAAGATACTCTGAGATCGTCGGATCTAATAATCCAGCAGACTTCCAAGCATTTTACGACAAACTATACAACCTTATTTGTAAAGAATTCGCAGAACTGCCTGTAACTATTCATCGCATGAAGTCAAGTGACTGGTTCGCAGCATATACAGGAGAGAAATTAGATTGGATCTACATTGATGGCGACCACAGTTATGAGGGTGTGATGGCAGATTTAATCGCTAGTCTTGATGTTGTTAAAGAAAATGGTATAATTTTCTTGGATGATTTTTCAAAACAAAATCATATGCATCCTGGAGTCAGAGCAGCAGTTATAGATTTTTGCCAAGAACGAAAATTAAACTACGCCAGATTATATGACAATCAATGCATAATAGAATTGGGAGCAAATTGATATGGGTAGAGCAAGAGTAGTTGCACCACCACCACAAGATTATACACCCGAACCATTAGTATCACTACCAGAAGAAGTTGTTGTGGAAGAGTGGATAGATGGTAGTATGGAAGAAGAAATTGTTGCGGTGGAAATAATTGAACCTTCTCAAGAAGAACGTGAGAGAGAAAAACATGCGCAAGAGATTTATGAAGAATTACAGAAACAAAAAAACATTGCCGAAGAAGAAGCACAGGCAGCAGTAGAAATACTTGCTAAAGCAAAAGAGATTTTAGAAAATCCTCCTGTTAAAATCGAAACTGTAGTAGAAACAGTTACAGAAACCGTTCATGTTACAGATCCAAAATTGGTTAAAGAATTACAAACTCTCAAAGAGGCAAATGAAAGACTTACTCGAGAAAAAGAAGCAGCAGAAAAAGCAAGAGATGAAATAATTGTTGCTGCCAGAAGCAAGGTAACTGAACAACGCATCAATCAACATGTCACTCAACTTGATATGAAACAAAAAACTCCTTCTTTGATGAGTAAATTAAAAGGATTTTTAAAATCGCGTAGAATTAAATCTGCAACTACTGTCGGAATTCAAAACTATGAAACTGCAATTCTCGAGCGAGCAAGAATTGCAGTTCCTAAGATGCTAGATGATATGGAAAATATGCACGAGCAGTTGACTATTTTAGAAGATCTGCTCGTCAAATATAATGAAGTTAAAAGCACTCAATCAAAGTGAGATGCATCTTCGCCTGTAATATCTTCGATCATAGACCGCCAGATTTCCAGATGCGGAACAACATATCCAAGAGTTAATCTCTTAGAAGTATTAGCACAGCAGTGATATAAAATTTTATCGGGAGTGTCGAGATGACCACCGAAATACCCAACCTTACATGACCACCCCTTCGGATCCATCAATGTCACAACTTCTTTAGTAATTGGGTCAAGGTATCTGAAGAACCCAGCATCTTCTTCGCTGTTATATGTCAGTAGAATATTATATCCTGCAGCATTCCAGTTGTTGTGCCATCCCATAAACCCGTTTTCAGGATAGTATGTGAACACTGCATTATTTTTTGCACCAAGATAATGCATCAATTCTGTATTGGTTTTTTGTTGCTTGTGACTATAGTTAAGAGGGAACCATGGTTGACCATGTGCCTGATTTTGGTCAGTGCACCATGCAACTTCAGGGAATCCAACGTGGGATTTTCCCTTACTGATAACATGTTTCATATATTGTTCGTCGGTTGACGTAATATGATTAAGTCCACCCTGACGTTGTCTCTGCATATCAGAAGGTCCAAGAATTAGATCCTGATCTGTTTGTTCGAAAAACCATTCAGTATATGGATCTAGAATATCTGTAAGATCTTTAGATATAGAACTGGTAAATTGAATCATTTGTAGAATCCTTAGTCCACCAAACTGGGTGGGATTGTGTAATGATAGATAACTCTCGGTTGCCCCTGGAGTTCTTCCTCTTTGTATCCGGAAACAAAGTTCCACCGAGCATCTGGGTCTGGGAATCTACCCGTCTTGACACCAAAGTCAAACAGGTTCAATAACCTCCACATTGTAAACGTATCCCATTCCAATGCACCAGCAGGATAATGTTTGCGATCCCAGTCAGGTTTATTTTGTGCCCAGTATTCATCATACCATGCACGCATCATCTTTAGAGTTTGAGGATTGTTGCGATATACAAAAAGACCACAGTGTTCAGTCATCTCTTCAGTTTCAGACAACTTAGTCAACGCTGCATTATATGGGCGATTCGCTGTAAAGATTACGTCGATGTCTTTCGGGATCTGATCAAAGATCTTCTGAATATCTTCATGTTCGACTTCAGTATCACAGTCCATATAAACTGTTAGATCATATGGTGTCTGGTCGAGTGCCCACAACTTAGCACGTTTGTCCCGAGGAACATTCTCGGTTACTACGTTGTCGAAAATCTCATAGTCATCTGGTTGCACCCATTCTTCGTGTGTAAAGAATGTGATATGAGCATCAGGATAATAATCTTTTAATGAGATTGCGGAGTTTCTTGCTGCTCTATAATAACCTTTACGGCGAGTGGCAACATAAAGAAATCCATTATTCGGCATTCGTTTCTTCCTGCATCAACAGCATAACTGTATAGGCAGTAACTTCCATAAAAGTCTTAGACTTACGAATCTTGGATTTTAGATCGCGATTTTTAGAGTTCTTAACAACATCAATCTCAAAGGCATCCAACTTGGCAGCGAACAGTTGTTCCTGTTGCATGCGAGTCTTGTCAACCTTCTGACGTTCAAGATTCTGTTTAATCTGGTTGTTGCGTTCTTCCAGACGACGATTTGTATTAGCATCGATTTGCTCGACACTATAACCACGCAGGATTTCTTCGTAGTCGCGATTGTTACCATCGTTCATAATAGATGCAGTAACACGCTTATTGGTATCGGGATAGAAAAACTCAGCAATGATATGCTGTTTTTCTTTATTTGCCCAATAAGGATTTTCGATCTTGCGTGAGACTACAGGTGAGGTGGTATTAATCAATTCAATTCTCCATTAGAAATAATATTCATAGTGCTAGTATATATAAAACTTACACATAAGTCAATAGATTTATACAGTTCTTACCCACAAATAAACGGTCGAGATAGTATCTTTTGTCGCCTGAACAGTCGCACCAGAATAGTTACCTGAGAACGTCTGGGAGTAAGTTCCACTATAGTTTCCAGTATAAGTTGCAGTACCAACGTAGGAACCAACATAGTTACCAGAGAACGTTCCCAGATAGTTTCCAGTATAGGTCGCTGTTCCTACATAGTTTCCAGTGAAGTTGCCAGCATAAGTCCCGCTATAGTTTCCAGTATAGGTTGCTGGACCCACGTAGTTACCAGTGAAGTTACCAGTGTAATTTCCAGTGTACGTTCCAGAATAAGTTGCTGGACCTACGTAGTTGCCAGTGAAGTTGCCAGTGAAGTTGCCAGCATAAGTCCCGCTATAGTTTCCAGTATAGGTTGCTGGACCCACGTAGTTACCAGTGAAGTTACCAGTGTATGTACCAGCAAATGCCGTGCCACTGAAACCACCATAGAAAACAGCATAGTTACCAGTAAACCCTCGAGAATATGTTCCAGAATATGGAGCAGTACCGACGTAGTTGCCTGCATAGTTACCAGTGAAGTTACCAGTAAACCCTCGAGAATATGTTCCAGAATATGGAGCAGTACCGACGTAGTTGCCAACATAGTTACCAGAGAATGCACGCGAGTAGGATCCAGAATACGGCGCAGTGCCAACGTAACCACCAGCATAGTTGCCAGTAAAGTTACCTGTATATGTTCCAGAGTATGGTGCTGGACCTACATATCCACCACTGAAGTTTCGTGAGTAGTTACCTGTATAGGTTCCAGAGTATGGTGCTGGACCAACATATCCACCAGCGTAGTTACTGGTAAAGTTTCCAACATAGTTGCCCGCATAGTTTGCTGGAGTAACTTGTTCTCTTGTATCTGTCGCAGAATTTCCAAGTTGAACCCATGTACCAGTTACTACTGGAGTTGTTGCTTGGATCTTATATGTTCCCACACCAGACTCAATAATTCTATTGCGGAAATTTGGGAGCATCTGCAGAATTTCGGCAGAAGACATTTCCTTAACATCTTTGGTATTGATCAGTTTAAGTGGTTTGAGACTTGTGTCTGGACTGCTGGTTGCAGCAGTTTTCTGCCAAAGGTAAGTAAGAGTATTACCACCGTTGGCAATATCAGTTAGCGTATAACGAGAAACCCATGTACCACCTGACGGAGCAGTTGCTTGCAATTTATATTGACCAGCAGTATATGCAGATTCTGCGGTCATAGCAGTAAGAGCATAGTCAAGTAGTTCGGTTTTGAGTTCTGCATCCGTCATTTCTTTGATGGTGCTAGAAGAATATTTAACTGCTCTATTTGTAATACTTTCGGCAGCCGCTGCAGTAACTTGTTTTGCAGTAAACGTAACCGTATTAACTGCACCAGCAGAAGGGTGAGTTCCTATTGCATCCTGAAGATCGGTATCAACAAAGGTTCCGATAGAAGTACCAGTTCCAGTGCCGTTTGTGGTGATATTGATTTCACCTGTACCTGTACCATCAGCATTTGCACCAAAGGAAACTGTTAGAATGTTAGCGACGTAATTTTTAATTTCGTCAGTTGTCATTGCTTGCAACCCCTGCAAATTAGCAGAAGACACAGGAGTTGCAGAGGATTTAATTCTAAGAACCATGTTTATGCCGTCCTAATCCACAGTTTAACAGTTGATACAGTTTCTTTTGAGGAAATAATAGTTGCTCCAGAATACGTTCCCGCATATGTGCCCGAGTAGTTTCCAGTGAAGTTACCTCCATATATATTCGTATAGACACTGCTAAAGTTACCAGTGTAGTTGCCAGTATATGTAGCAGGTCCAACATAGTTGCCTGTGTAATTGCCAGAACTAGTAAAGTTACCTGTGTAGTTGCCAGTATAAGTTGCTGGACCTACATAGTTGCCTGTGTAATTGCCAGAACTAGAGAAATTACCAGTGAAGTTACCTAGGAAGTTGCTTGTATATGTTCCAGAATATGATGGACCTACTGGATTAGAACCTGCTGGATTTGAGTATGATGGTCCTGCTGGATTCGAATATGATGGTCCCGCTGGATTAGAACCTGCTGGATTTGAATATGATGGACCTGCTGGGTTAGAACCTGCTGGTGTAGTATAGTTTGGTGGTCCAGAATAAGTTCCGCTATAATATGCCTTGGCAAAACCAGTGATAAAATAAAGAGGAGTACCTTGGTAATTTCCTGTATAGGTGCCAGAGTATGGAAAAGTACCAGTATATGATGTTCCTGGACCAGCGTAATACCCGAGGTAGAATGCAGGGATAAATATTGGACCTGTTGCTGGTGAAAAAGGAATCCACATTCCTGGTTGATAATAACCAGTATATGATGTTCCTGGACCAGCGTAATACCCAAGATAAGTGGTACTGTAGTATCCAGTATATGTTGTTCCACCACTAGAAAAGTAACCAGTATAAAATGCAGGTATAGTTCCAAAGGGACCAAGGTCAATCTGCTCTGTGTAGTAACCAGTATATGGTGTTCCTGGACCACTAAAATAACCTACACTACCAGGACCTTCATAAGAATCTCCAGGTTCTCCTGGAGCTAAGGGTGGTCCTGTGTAATACATAAATCCGTAAGAACCTGTGTAACTTGTTCCAGGACCAGTATATGATCCTGCATATGCTGGTCCTGTGAAGTATCCAGTATAGGTTCCTCCACCGCCAACATAGTTACCAGAATATGCTGGTGATGTGTAGTAACCAGTATAGTTTGCACCTGCGCTAGAATATGTATGAGCAACTGCCGCTGCCATGAAGTATCCAGTATATGGTGTTCCTGGACCAGTATAGTTTTTAGGTCCAACATAGTTGCCTGTGTAATAACTAGTATAGTATGTTGCCTGTTCTCTGTTGGGTGCGGGTCCATCGTAATTCCCTCCATAACTGCCAGTATATGGTGTTGAATATGATGGACCTACTGGATTAGAACCTGCTGGATTTGAGTATGATGGTCCCGCTGGATTTACAGTTCCTGGAGTTGAGTATCCTGGACCTGCTGGATTTGAATATGATGGACCTGCTGGATTAGAACCTGCTGGATTTGAGTATGACAGTCCAGTAAAATTACTGCTGAAGTTCCTACTAAAGTTGCCACTATAAGATGGTCCAGCACCTGAATATGTTCCAGAGTATGGAGTAGTACCAACGTAGTTACCACTGAAGTTACCACTATATGATGGTCCAACACCTGCATATGTTCCAGAGTATGGAGTAGTACCAACGTAGTTACCAGAAAAGTTACGACTATAAGATGGACTTGTGAACGATCCAGTATATGATGGACCACCATAAGTTCCTGAATAGTTACCAGTATAGTTACCTACGTAATTCAGCGGAGAAACTTGTTCTCTCGTATCAGTAGTAGAGGATCCAAACTCGACCCATGTTCCACTTGCTGGAGCAGATGCCTGTAACTTATATGTGCCGATATTAGTATCAATAATACGATTTCGGAAGTTCGGAACCAACTGCTCGATTTCAGCAGAGGTCATAATCTTCAATGAATTAGCATTATTGCTTTTCAGAGGTGCAAGAAAATCACTAGGAGATGTGGACGCTGCAGTTTTTTGCCACAGGTAGGTTGTGGTATTTCCGCCGTTCGCAACATCGGTAATTGTGTATCTTGCTTGCCAAGTTCCGCCTGATGGGGCAGTTGCTTGTAATTTATATTGACCTGCAGTGTATGTAGATTCGGCAACAAACGCTGAAATGACAGTATCTAATACACCATCAAGATCAGAATCAGTCATCTGGCGAACACCATCAGACCAAGCAACAGGACGAGCAGTAACACTCTCAGCAACAGCAGTAGTTACTTGCTTTGCGTAATAGGTGGTAGTAGTTGTAGCACCCGTAGCAGGGTGTGTCCCAGTTGCTTCGGTTCTGTCTGTATCATTAAACGTTCCGATAGAAGTTCCCAAACCAGAATTATTTGTCGTAATGTTTATCTCAGCAGTGCCAGATCCAGTTGTATCTGTAGCAAACTTAGTTGTGATAACATTGGCAATATAGTTCTGGACCTCTGCATTGGTCAAAGGTTGCAATCCGCTGAATACAGCAGACGTTATTGGCGTCGTAGATGCTTTGACCTTTAGAGGGTTCATTTTAGTTTAACCTGTTACCACTTGTGTCGTAAACAATAAGATTGGTAATACGATACCAGTCTTGTGTATCCTGTGCAACTAACTGAACAGAACTGTACGGTGCTAGATTAACAGCAACGTTCACAGTTCCTTCGTCAATTACGTCAGAAGTGTTTGGGTAAATTTTAATATTAACCGCAGTGGTATTGACAATAGTAGCAGAAATACCAGCAGCAGCAGTTGGGAGTTTAACTCCTTGATCTGCTGTTGCTG